TGGAGTTCCCCCAGAAGAAGCTGGAATACAATTACACCAATGGGCATTATCAATTAGATGTCAATTAAATTTAGTTCACAAGAAACTATACAAATTAGAAAAAGAAACAAATTATTTATTATTTAACCCAAAAACAAAATGAAAGAACTTATCTTAATTCAAAACGAATTAAAAGCACCAAAAAATCATTTCAACAAGTTTGGAAATTATAACCATAGAGTTGCAGAAGATATTTTAGAGGCTTTAAAACCTATCTGTTTAAAGTATGGTTGTTTATTAACCAATAACGATGAAGTAAAAGAGTTAAATGGAACTTTATTTATTGAGTCAACTTGTACTATTAAGCATAAAGATTGGGAAACACCTATAAGCGCAAGAGGTAATGCTGGTATTGATTTAAACCGTAAAGGTATGGATTTAAGCCAGTCTTTTGGCGCATCAAGTAGCTACGCTTTAAAAAGAGCGTTAGGTAACTTATTCCTTATAGATGATACAAAAGATAGTGATGCTACTAATACTCACGATAAAGAAACTACTCAAGTTGTTGTAGAGAAGAAGAAGCCAGTATTACTTTTAAATACAGAAAACTTTGGTAATTGTCGCAAAGCATACTTAAAAGATAAGTCTAACTTAGCAAAGATTTGTGAGAAGTACGAAGTAAGTAATGAAGTTCACTTTGCCTTAACTCAAGAATAATGAATAAGTTTAAGATTAGACCAAGTTCAATGGGCAAGATAATGGGTAAGCTTGACAAAAATGGAGAGCTACCTAAAACTTGTACCACATACCTAAAAGAATGGTATGCTGATAGCTACGAAGAAATCAGTTCTAAGTATATGACTAAGGGCATATTAATGGAAGATAAAGCTATTGATTTTATGGCCGAGCAATTAGGTTATGGCTTAGCAGAAAAGAACATTAACATTTACTCTAATGAGTGGTGTGTTGGTACTCCAGATGTTATCCAAGATAATACGGTTATAGACATCAAGTGTTCTTGGAGCAAAAAGACATTGCACGATGCAATAGAGCTTAATAAAGACTACGAATTCCAGCTAAGGGCATACATTTGGCTTTTAGATGGCCAAGTAGATACAGCTATTCTATTCTATGCTTTAATGAATACTCCAGCAGAAGCAAACTACGGAGTTGAGGTAAGCTATGAACATTTACCAGCTAATGAAAGATGGTTAGCATTTGGATTCGTAAGGGATTTAGAAATCGAAGCTCAAATGAAAGAAAGAGTAGAGTTATGTAGAGAGTGGTTAGAGGAGTTTGATAGTGAAGTAAAAAAAAAATTAGGTAAAATAAATAAATAACAAAGTGGAGAACAAGAAAAACTATGTAGGAAGTGGTAAGACCAAGAGCCTACAATTCGGAGAAGTACAAGAGTTAAGTTTGAATATTGAGCAACTTAACAAGTTACCAAGAAGTGCAAAAGGTTACATTCGTGTAACAGTTTCAAAAAGGAGAGAAGCAGACCAATTCGGTAATGACTTATCCGTAGTAGAAAATACTTATGTGCCTAAAACTAAGGCAACGGATGCTAACGAAGATTCGCTACCATTCTAAACATTAAAGGAAATGCTCTACCAATCGTTCTTTTCGCATAAGGTCAGTTTTTTATATAACAAAAAGTAGAAGGGGTTTTACTTGACCTAATATAAGTTGTGGTAGGCTTATATTTTAAACTATTTATCTTAAAACAATGAAACAGAAAACACAATTACAAATGGTTAAAGAGCATTTAGAGGCTCACAAATCAATTACAAGCTGGGAAGCTATACAAACATATCACATTACAAGATTAGCTCACTATATCCTTTGTTTAAGGAAAGATGGATTAACCATCCAGAGTGAGCAAGTTAAAAGTGAGGGCAAATGGTGGGTTAAATATAACTTATGCTAAGTATAGAAAGATTGTTTCTGGATTTAGGCTTAGAGCTTGATAAGGATAAATTGGAGCAAGTAGAGAAAAAGTATATTGTTGTTCCAAAGGGTGTAAGGGTTAATAGAAAAGATGTTATTATTGATGTCTTTAATAAGATAGCTTTGTTACACGGATTATTACCAGAAGAAATATTTGGTAAAAGAAGATTTGCAAAGTTTGTTAAGCCTAAACAAGAAGCCATTTATGTATTAACTGAACTTGGCTATGGAGTAGTAGAAATCTCACGAGTATTAAAGTGCGACCACGCAACAGTTATTTACCATAGAGAAACTATACAAGGCTATACAGAGATTGATTCTTATTACAAGAATAAGCTTGAAAAGAAATACAGAGATTTATTAAGAGGAGAAACTGTTTTACCAATAGAAACTTTAGCAACTGCGATATGATGATAGATAAAAGAGATGAGCTTATAGAAAAGCAAAAAGAAATCATTGAGAAATTGGAAAAGGTATTATCTATACAAGATGAAAAAGAAAAACTTATGCAAGGAGTAATAGATAATCTAAAAGAGCAAATAAGTTTAATCCATCGTTATAATAATATTATATGAGAAAGGAAGAAAGAGTACAATCAATAGCATTAAATATATGCTACGAGTACAATCTTAGCATAGAAGTAATAGAATTATTTCTACAACTGGTAACGATGCCTAAATGGGTAAGTAAGCCAGAAACAGCAATAAGGCTATCAATTAAGAAACTTGCAGAGTTTCAACCACCATATCAAAAAGTATTAATAGAAAGTGCAATCTCTGGGAATTATCAAGGTTTAATATTCTCGGATTCAAAACAAAAAGAAATAACTTACTTAAAATCAATTTCAAATGAGCCAGTTAGTAAAATATCAAGACTCCAAAGAATTATCGGTAGCGAAGATAATAGAATGCAATTCACTACCAATAGCCTTATTGAAGAAGGAGGATGCTAAAAGCCTACAAATAAACCTATCAGCTTTTATGATTGAGTTTAGTTCTATTTACAAAATAGATGATTCAAAGAACTTAACTGATGAGGAAATTAAGACTTGCGTAAACATTCTACTAACTGACTATTATTGGTTAAAGTATGAGGACTTTGCAATGTTTTTAAAGAATGCAAGAATGGGTAAGTATGGTAAGATATATGGCAGTTTTGATACACCTACATTCTTTCAAATGTTAGGCCAGTATTGTGATGAAAGAGTAGAAGTAAGCAAGGAGATTAATAGAGTAGCAATGGAGAAGGAATCCAGAACTCCTATAAGTCCAGAAACTCAAGCTTTAATTGATGACTTTAAGAAGCAGTTGCAAGAAAAGAAAGTTAAGCGAATGAACTTTAGTGATGAGATACCAGAGATGCGAGAGCAACAAAAGCAAATGAACAAGTATATTGCAGAGTTTAAAAAGAAAGTTGGCCATTGTTCTGGCTTCTTAGAGATAAACGGAAAGATGCTTGGGATAAACGAATACTTAGAATTTAGATACAATGAAGAAAAAGAGCTGTAATAGATGTTTAAAAGAGAAGCCAATCTATGCAAAAGGATTGTGTAAAACTTGCGACATCGTAGAGAATCCACAAAAGTATCTTATAGGCAAGAAGCCCAACAAAGAAAAGAAGGTAACTACCAAAAAGAAGAAAACAGAAACAGTAACATCACTAAAAAAGAAATTAGATACATACTTTAGTCTTTACATAAGATTAAGATATGCTGATGAAAATCTTATGGTAACTTGTTATACAAGTGGAAAAGTGATGAAGTACACAGAATCACAAGCTGGGCATTATGTATCTCGTAAATATTTATCAACAAGGTGGAATGAAACAAATGTTCAAGTCCAAAGTGTTTCAGAAAATATGTTCAATCAAGGTAATGCACCAATGTTTGCAATTAAGCTGGATGACAATTTTGGACAAGGAACAGCAAGGCATATGGTAGAACTTAGCCTAATACCATTTAAACAAGGAATTGATTGGTATAGAGAACAAGTGGCCTATTATAAGGAACAATCAGATTTATTAAAAGCTAAATTAAACATAGAATAATTAGCAATGAACATAGAATATAACTGCTATAAAGAAAAAGGAAAGCTAATAGTAAAGAATAGAGATTTATTAAATGCAGAGATTGATACCTTACAAGAAGGGATTGATTATGTTTTATCTATCAAAAAGAAGAAAAGGATGCGTTCTAATGGGCAAAATAGATATTACTGGGCTATCGTAGTACCTAATGTATTACTTGGCCTTAGAGATGCGGGATTTAATGAAATTCGGACAAGGGATGATGCTCACAATATTATCAAAGTAAAGTTTTTAAGGTATGACATCCAAAACATAATGGGAGAGCATATAGAAAGCTTTAAGAGTACAAGTGAGCTAAGCACCCAAGAGTTTACAGATTTCATAGCAGAGGTGCAGATATGGGGAGCAGAGTTTCTTAATATATCTATACCAAGCCCTAACGATGATTTAGAAATAGAATTTATTTAAAACAAACATTATGAAAGCAAAATTTGTTCAAACAATTTACCATTACAAAAACCATCAAATTATTATTGAACCCTTCTGTAAAACTCTTTGTGGGTGGGCAGTAGAGTTTGAATATGCACATTTATTCAAATGTCATACAGAGCTTTGTATGATAGATGATGAATATTTAATGAATAAAGGGATTAACCCAAATAGAGAAATTTCTTATTTTACAATAGATGAAACTGAAGAATCAGAAATATATTGTTTTGATGTAGATATGAATAAACCAAAATCAATATTAAAGTATTTAATGAACTGTATAGATGAATGGGATGATTAACTTCTACGAGGTAATAATAAGAGTAAATGGCTTTATAACCAGCACCAGAATAATAGCCAAAGAAAACCCTACAATCCTTGAATACGAAAAAAGGGTAAAGGATTCTTATTATGGTGGAAGAAAGAACTGGAGGTTAAAGGATAAGTTTGACATTAAAGAATTTATAGTAATTAAACAAAAATTAGGCTTATGATTAAGTTAGAAATAACTCCAGAGGAACTACAAAGAGCCAAAGAAATGTATCAGTTTAATGCTCTTAAAAACTCCGTTACAGAAGGCAAGTCTAATATCTATGGGGCAATAGGAGAAGTAATGGTTTTTGATTACTTTAAAAATACATATTGGAAAGATAGATTTGATGTAAAGCTTGAAAATACATTTGATTATGATTTACTAATCAACGGCAAAAGAATAGAGATAAAGACCAAAAAAGCTTCCAACCTACCAATAAGTGAAGATTATAATGTAAACATATTTGCTACAAGTATGAAGCAGATGTGCGACTATTACTTCTTTACCATAGTAACAGATGATTTCAAACTATGTTATTTACTTGGTTATTTAAGGAGGTTTGATTTCTATAAAATTGCTACCTTTGCAAAGAAAGGACAACCAGATGGCCCTAACTTTAATTTTAGAGCAGATAGTTACTCCGTAAAAATAAAAGACTTAATTAAATTCCAATGATGACAATAATATTTTTAATACTCGCAGCATTCTGTAATGCAGTTATGGATGTGCTATCAACAAGGTACTATGTTTCTATATTTGGAAACTTTAAGAACAAACAATTCTGGGATTGGAACATCAGTTGGAGAAACAAATGGCAATGGGGCGAAAAAGCCAATGGGGAGAAGTTCTTTCTATCAAGCTCTATGTTATCATTTATGACCGATGGGTGGCATTTAGCTAAGGCTTTGATGATAGTGTTCATTTCATCAGCGATAGTCTGTTACAAGCCCTTATTTGGCTTAATAGACCTAATCTTATTTAATTGTATCTGGGGGATAACCTTTGAATTGTTTTATAGTAAGCTATTGATTAAAAAAATAGAGTAAAAATTGCTATATTTGGGTATGGCAAAAGCAGTATCAAAAGCAATTAAAGTAAACTTCGGTAAAAGAAAAGGTGGCAAGGCTTCCAAGGCGAAGAATAAACAAAAAAAGAAATACAATAGACAAGGAAGATAATGGCTAAACAAGTTAATAAATCTACTTTAAAGTGTAATGTTCCCAAAAAAACACCATCACATCCTACAAAATCACACATTGTAAAGGCTTGTGATAATGGTATAGAGAAGATTATTAGATTTGGCCAACAAGGAGTAAGTGGTTCTCCATTCAAAAAAGGAGAATCAGAAGAAGATAAAAAACGCAGAGCAGCGTTTAGAGCCAGACACGCAAAAAATATTGCAAAAGGTAAGTTCTCAGCGGCCTTCTGGAGCAATAAAGTGAAATGGTAAATTAAAAAACCTCGGTAGAATTTCCTAACTAAAAAACTTTGGTGGGTGTTTAAAAAACCTCGTACCCAATTTTTATTAAAAAAACGGGGAGGGGGGTAAAATTCCCTAAATTCGATTGCTAAATTCTTTAGCACGATTACTAAAACTTTTAGCAAATGTACTCAAAATAGTACACTTGACCTAAATTTAGGACATTGCTA